CCTACGTGTCCACATTGGTTGAACTCCGCGACAGCCGCAACCGGCTGGCGTTGGAGATGCGTCAAATCGTCGGCGATCAGGCGAACTGGGACGCCGCCACCGAGCAGCGTTTCGACGCGCTCGACAAGGACTTGCAGGCACTCGACAAGCGCATCGGCGCGATCGACAAGGCCAACCGCCTGGCAGCCGAGGAGTCGGCCGTCCGCGGGCAGGCCGTCGAGGTCGAGGAGCGCAAGGCGGCCACGCAGCCCGGCATCCTGTCGCCGGAGGCTCAGCGTCGCGCATTCAACGCGTGGCTTCGTGGCAACGAGCAAGACCTTGAGCCGGAACTCCGCCAGTACAACCGTCAGCGTGAGCAGCGCGCGCAATCCGTCGGCACCAACAGCGCCGGTGGGTACCTCGTCGCGCAGGAGTTCGGCGGCTTCATCGAAGCGGCGCGTCGCCAGTACGGTGGCATGTTGAGCGTCGCGACTGTGTACCCAACGTCGAGCGGCGCCGACCTCCTGCTGCCGTCCGTCGACGAGACCGGCGTCAGCGGGTCGATCCTGAGCGAGAACTCGCAGATCAGCGAGTCGGCGATGACGTTCTCGCAGCTGACCGTCTCGTCCTACATGTACACGTCTGGCCTCGTCCTCGTGTCACAGCAGCTCATCCAGGACTCGGAGTTCCCGCTGGACACCTTCATCGCGAACGCACTCGGCGAGCGTCTCGGGCGTGCGCAGAACGCCCACTGGACGACGGGCACCGGGTCGAGCCAGCCGCACGGCGTCGTTACTGGTGCTGCGTCAGGCAAGGCGGGTGCAACCGGGCAAACCACCACGGTGATTTACGCCGACATCGTCGACCTCGTGTACAGCGTGGATGCCGCGTACCGGCAGAACGCGCGGTTCATGACGAAGGACGCCAGCATCGGCATCATTCGCAAGCTCCTCGACAGCCAGAACAGGCCGTTGTGGGAGCCGTCGGTGCAGGCCGGCCAGCCGGACAGCATCCTTGGTTACCCGATCGTCGTGAACAACGACGTCGCGACGATGGCGGCGAGCGCAAAGTCGATCCTGTTCGGCGACTTCTCGAAGTACATCATCCGTGACGTGTCGGGCATTCAGGTAGTGCGGATGGGCGAGAGGTACGCGGATTACCTGCAGGTCGGGTTCTACGCGTTCCAGCGCACCGGCGGGCGTCTCAACGCGGCCAATTCAACCACCTACAACCCCGTCAAGTACTACGCCAACAGCGCCTCGTAAGGTTCGAGAACGATGCCTGCGCCGACGGATATCTACTGCACCGAGGACGACCTCAAGGCCGAACTCGGGATCACGGACGCGGTGGACAACGATCGCATCACGCGGATCGTGCACAGCGTGTCCCGGCAGATCGACGACTTCGTCGGCGCGGACATCCAACCGCTCAGCCAGACGCGCTACTACACGGCGCGCGGCCCGTGGATCGTCGAGACGGACCCGTTCACGTCGCTCACGTCGCTCGCGTATGACAGCGCGGGCGACTGGAGCACCTACACCGTCATTAGCACGACGTACCCCGGCCCGTTCAACGCGTCCGGCAGGTCGCAGCCGTATACGCACATTCGCCTCGCGCCGAACTCGTCGACGCTCCTGCCGCTGCACGATCGCGGCGTGCGGGTGATCGCGACGTTCGGGTACGGCGCAACCGCACCGACCGTTATCAAGGAGGCCGCGATCATGCAGTCGGCCTTGGTGTACCGCCAGCAAGTCAGCGGTGGCGCACCGATTGCCGGCGGTGGCGACTTCACGGGTCCGATCATCCAGGGTGGGTTGCACCCGATGGTTCGCCGGATGCTCGACCCGTACCGCCACGGCGGCGGACTTGGGGCAGCCTGACATGCCGTCGTCGCGCAACGTCATCCGCGTCAACGTCACGGGCCTGCGGGGCATCTCGAAGGCGCTCGGTGGCGACGTGGTGTACCGGGACAGCATGAAGCGCGTCGTCATGTCAGCAACGTCGGCTGGCGAGAAGCGCATCGCGTCGTTCGTGCCGGAACGCACCGGCACGTTGTCGTCGGCACTGAGGCAGCGGTACTTCGATGCGAGGGGCGGCAAGCCGCAGCTCGGGTCGGTGTCTGCCGGCGCAGGGGTCAGCGACACCGGCTTCCGGTATGGCTGGGCGTTGAACTACGCCAAGCGCATCGCCGGCCGAAACGCATCCGGGTACACCTACTCGAAGGACGGCACGGGCAACTCGGCATCACGCGCGGGGCAATCGACCCGTGGGTGGATGTCGCGCGCCATTCCGACCATGAAGGCCGTCATCCGCAAGAGCGTCGCGAAGGAGACGAAGGCCATCGAGGATCGTTTCGGACGCGTGGCGAGGTCGGCATGACGGTCGCCGCTGCGCTCACGCAACTCGGGACCGTCGCGCAGGCCGCAACGGCCACGCTCGCGGTGCGCGCCAACCTGATCTACAGCGCACCACCGGAGCAGGTGCCAGCGTACCCTGCCGTCGTCATGCAATACGGCGGGTCGACGTTCGACCAGTTCCCGTTTGGGCAGATTCCGAACCACACGCAGTTCGAGCAGGCAACGATCGAGGTTCGGTACCTGTCCGGCCTGCCGACCATTGCACGGGCGCACGCGGCGATCCTGACGTTCATCGACGCGTTTCGGGGCTTGATCGCCGCCAACCAGAACCTCGGCAACGGGGTCCGTCAGGTCCGCCTGACACGTGCGACGATCGGGCAGATCGACTACAACGGCAACGAGTACGTCGGTGCGGAGCTGACGCTCGAATGCGACCTGTACCACGCGACGACGTGGGTGGAGGCGTAACATGGCAGTGAGGATGCGTCCGCCCGACGGGGCTGACGTCAAACGCGTGCATGTCGGGCTGCGGACGTACGTTCCGGGCAGGGCGGGCACGTGGACGATCGACGACAACGACGCCGACGACCTGCGTCGCATCGGGTGGCAGGACGCCAGCGCGAGCGACGAGGCCAAGGCGGACAGCCCGGCCGACGTACCGGCACCGGAGGCGTAACGTGCCAATCCTGTCATTGACCAAGGTCAACATCGGCAAGGAGTCCACCTGGGGGACTGCCGTGGCCGCCACGCACGTCCTGCCGGTGACGGCCGACCCGACGTTCGCGAACGAGTACAACGCGGTGCGCGACAGCGGCCGGCGTGGCATCGCCGCGATGGATTTCGCGCTCCTGCAGGGAGGGGGCCGCGCCAACGTCAGCCTCGAAGGTCCGGCACTTCCCGCCGGCATCGGGCATCTGCTGTACGGCGTCATGGGTGGGCTGTCCACGGGCAGCGCAACCTCCGGCGTGTACCCGCACACGATCACGCTGGCGTCATCGGTGCCGTCGTTCACGATCGAGGACGCGAACCCTGTCGCGTATCGCGAGTACCCTGGGTGCAAGGTCTCGGAACTTCGCCTGTCGTTCGCCGCGGCGGACGGCCTGCTGTCGCACTCGACCTCGTTCGTCGGCCTGACTGGTGTGTCCGGCGGGACGGCAACCACGGGCCTGACAGCGGAGACGGCAAAACCGTGGATCGGCATCGACACGAGCGTCAGCATCGGCGGGTCCGCCGCCAACCGCGTGACGTCGTTTGAGCTAACCCTGAGCCGGGCGCAGGAGGTGGTGCACACGACCGGCTCGCGTGATCCTTCTCGGATCGACGAGCAACCCCTCGAGGTCACCTTCTCGATCAGCCTCGACGCCGGCACGGCCAACGCGGACGACCTTGCCAAGTACATGGGAACGGCGGGCGCGTTCACCGAGAACGCGCTCGTGCTGACGCACACGTACGGGTCGACCAGCACGCTCCGCAGTCTCGTGTTCACGGCAACCGCGGCGAACTACGGCGACGGTCCGGCGACGCGCGACCTCGGTGGCGGCCTGTACCAGATTACCTTGAACGGGCGCGGGATTTACAACACCACGGACGGCGGACCTTGCAAGTTCGTCCTGAACAACACCGAAAGTTCGTACTGATGATTGGCTACGCGCGAGCACCGCGCACCGTAAAAGTCACGCTTGAGGCACACGGGGAACCCGACCTGTGGTTCGAGATCGAGCATCCCGAGGCAATGTCATGGAAGGCACGGCGACGGTTCGCGGCGGTGGCGCAAGCCGACCAAGGCGATCCGGGCGCCGTGGCTGTGGCATTTGCCAGCCTCGTCCTGCGGTGGAACCTGCCGGACCCGGACACGGGCGAGGTGCTTGCGCTTCCGCCGACGGCGGACATGCTCGATCGCATTCCGGCGCATGTCGTCGAGGGCATGATGGTCGAGGTTGCCGGATTGTCAACGGTCCCAAAAGCGAGCGGGAGCGACTCTGGAACTGGGTAGAGGGTCGCGGCACCGGCCCGGAGTGGACGGCGGATGTCGTGCTCATGCGTCGATACGGTTGGACGCCGGAGCAGGTGCTGCGCCTCAACCCGCTGTGGCGTGAGCGGCTCCTGCTGGTCGAGTCGTACACCGCGCAGGTCGAGCGTGAACGTGAACGTCGGGCAAGGATGAAATAGGCGATGGCGAACGTCGCGAACCTGCGCATCAACGCCATCGTCAATGATCAGGCGACGCCCGCGCTACGGCGCATCAACGGCGCGCTGAACGGCCTGAACTCCGGCATGTCCGGCGCATCGGGTGGTGCGCTCGGCGCGGCCCGTGCGCTGTCCGGTGTCGGTGGAGGCGCGAACCTTGCGGCCGTCGGCCTTGGCGTCGCTGCCGCTGCAACGGCGGCGGTTGTTGCCGGCACGGTTGCGCTTGTGAAGGCGTCCGTGGATGCCGCCTCAAGGACTGAGTCGTACCGCAACACGCTCCTGCGCCTGACCGGCGACGCAGCCAAGGCCGACGCGACATTCAGGAGGCTGCAGGACTTCGCGGACTGGTCGCCGTTTGACGACGACGCCGTGATGCAGGCAGCGTCGCGCCTGCTCGGTGCCGGCGTGGCAGCCGACGACCTGACGCGCGTCATGACGGCGCTGTCGGACGTGTCCGGTGACAGCGGCGAGACGTTCCAGCGCGCATCCCTTGCGTTCTCGCAAATGGCGCTGAAGGGCAAGGTCAGCGTCGAGGAACTCAATCAACTCGCCGAGGCCGGCATACCTGCGCAGAAACTCCTTGCCGACGCAATGGGCGTCTCGACGCAGGCGCTTGCGGACATGGCGTCCAAAGGACAGTTGACGGCGTCCAAAACGCTGCCGCTGCTCGTCGACGCAATTGAAAAGAAGTTT